TATACTCTTTTTCAAAAAATTTTACTCTTTCTTTAAATTTTAACATTTTAGAAATATTTTTTAAAACATTTCTTTGATGTGGATATATATTAGTATTGCAATTATCATTTACTAAAAAATCAAAATCAACATTAAAATATTCTAAAATTTTTGCTCTTTCAAGCCATCCAACATGCAATGCATAACTATCTTGAAAACTTCCAAAATGTGATAGTATACATACTTTTTTATTTTGTAACATATTAAACTAATCCTCCTAACATATTTTTAAGTATCGTTTTTATTTGGGAAAATATAATATTTGTATAGTATTTCTCCATCATCACCGTACCAAGGTGGTATTGCTTTAATATAAGTAGATTCCGATTCATGACCGGATGCACCAGAAGTGTAAGTTGATTCTGTTCCCATATAAGCCCAGGCTTCTTCATCAGCATAAAATTTTGTAATAATTTTCTTTATTAGTGATGAATCTGCTACAGGTCTAAATAGATATCCATGAACAGTAAATTCCATATTATATACTATATTTCTATAATCATCATCTGGTATATCATTTGATACATCTGGTGATACACTATTAAATATAACTTTTAAATCTAAATCTGCATCAAGTTCTGGGATTTTTATTTTTATGAATATATATGGATTATAAAAAGGAAGTATTTGTTCAATAATTTGATCAATATCTGTCATATTTAATGCCCAAATACTTACACTAAAATTTATATTATAAGGTGATGGATTTGGAAATCTTTCAGTTATACCATTACCACTTATATCTTTTGTTCTTGTTACTTTAAATTGTTTATTTACAAGTCTATTAGTATCAAATTCTAGTCCAGTCATTTGAACTGAAATCATAGGATGCATTTGTTCGTCTTTTCTTTCTTCTAACCAGTACCAAATTTTTCTTTTTACTCCAAATTTTACAGGTACTTTATATAGTTGTGTAAAATTACCATTTTCATCATATCTTGCAACCTGAATATCATTCAAAGTGTCTAAAAATTGAATAATAGTTTTTCGTAAACCTTTTAAATAATAGTATTCTCTCATTTGTTAGTATCCATATATTGATTTATCCGTATCGGAATAATCATGTATTTTATCACTTTCTTCTTCTAACCATTCATTATCACCATAAGCTGATAATGGATTTGATAAAGTATTAACTGAATCTGGTAGTATTGATTTTGCAGAATCGGTATCGGAACTAAATCTATAAGGTCTTAAAGCAAATTCCCATGCCATTTTTCCTAATTGAAATATTTTTGATTCTTCATGTACATCAATTACTTCATAGTTAAAACTATTCCATTCAGTTTGTATTATATCACCAGGTTTTGGATTATATGATGCACTAATATCTCTTGAAAAAGTAAATTTTGGCATAGAAGCATATTGTACTATATCTTCTGAATTTATACCAAAGCTACTTGTTAGTGTTATTTCTTGAGTAACATCATATACTACTTTTGATTCAAATGGTCCTAAATATGATTCATTTTGTTGTTGAGCTTCACCATATAAAGTATCCAATTGAGTTTTGGATTCATCAAGTATATAATACTTTATTTTTATACCTGAAATATCGACAAACTCAGTAATATAATTAATAAATAAATCATGCTCAACATTATCATTTAAATCATATAGTTCCCAAGTTGGTTTTATTAGTTCGCTTATTTTAGTCATTATTTACCTATATCTAATATACTTCTTTTTTCGAGTGTTTTATCTTCAAATAACACATATTCTACTTTTTTTTCGTAATTATCATCTATTATATAGTATTCTTTACAATCTATCATTATTTCACCATCAAATTTATCCATCATTTTTTTAAAATCTTTATTCTTTTTATATCCATTAACTACTTCTTCTAATATTTTTTTATAATCTTCAATTTTTGTTCTTGTTATTTTATGTGTTGTAAATGGTAAATCTTCATAAAGATCATCAATTTTTGGGTTCCAATAATAATCAAATTTACCTATTGGTATTATTATATTTGGTGTTCCATATTGAATTGACCACATAACATCAGTTGTTACAAATATAGTTTCACTTCTCAATTTTATACCAAATTTTTTCTTAAATAAGTTATCTATATACTTATGTAACATGGATGGCATATTTAATGGTTCTCTATCTTTTCTAACTGTTCTTTTTTTAAAATCAAAAGAAGTATACATTCCTTTGAATAAAAATTTATTTCTGCAATTATTTCTTTTTACTAATTCAATATAAGGTTTACAAGATTTTTTTACTAATTCTAGTTCATTAGCAATTTCTGGTAAACTCATTTTTTCATTTATATATTTTATAAGTCTCATCTAGTTATATCATCCCATAGATCGCTAGTATCAAAATTGAAATCATCAGCATTAACTGCAATATACTTTTTACAATTAATCATTACTTCATGTTTTTTATAATTAATCATCAAAGTTCTAAATCCCGTATTTTTTTGAAAATTCATATCATTAACAAAATTTTCTATTTTTTGATTTAGTATTCTTAAAAAACCCATAAATTTTTTAGGATCCCATCCATGTAATTCTTTATATTGTTTTCTTATTGATATAAATCTATCTTCAGCATACTGATCAATAATTGATAATTTTTTAATTTCCATATACAAATCTTTTGATTTTGGACTCCAAAGATAGTCAAATTTTCCAATAGGTATGACCACATGAAGATTACCATAAGGTATAGCTCTTGATTCTGATGGTACACAGAATAATGAATTACTTCTTGCTGGCCATCCAAATTTTTCTTTAAATACTTTATCTAGTTGTTTATGAACATATTCGTTCATATCAGCAGGTTTTCTATCTGTTCTTACATTTTTTATCACATAATCTTTTGTTGAATTAATACCTCTAAATAAAAAATCATCAACTCCGCTCTTTCTTGCTAAATTTATATAAGGTTTACAATTTTTTTTGATAAAAGATATCATTTCATCTTTTGATTCTAATATATATTGTTGTAATCTCATAATTAACCTATAAGTATATCCCCACCAACATAAGATTCTTCCAATTTTAGTTCTTCATATAACCTTTGCATATCTTCTCTGCCTTCTGAAATTAAATCAGAACCATCAAGTGCTATACCAGTATTTCCAATAGAAGTAAAGTTTTCAAATTTTCTGCGTATTCGTCCTAATGTTACTTTTGCCATAGCTTCAGCATAATCTATAATCCATTGTGTTCCATAAAACCATTCATCACTATCACCTTCTTTCCAATTATCGACATAAGTGCTTCCTTCAATCATTGATGCTCTAATCAAAGCATATCCTGGTGAATCAACTGTAACTACTTCACCATTTTCATCAATAACATCAAAAGCATTACCTGAAGGTGGAGCAGGGTGAATTTCTAATTGATTGGTAAATCTATGATATTTCCAGTTATATGTTTCAGGTGTATATCTTCTTAAAGTTTCTAAAAAGTCTAAAGTAATATGATAAGTTATTAGATTATATCCATCATAAAGACTATGTGTACCAAAATTTCCACCGCCATATCTTGACATTCCTAAAATGCCATCATAAAGACCCGAATTATAAAGATAATTATCAAGAGTAAACAAAGTATTAATACTCCCCCATCCGGCACTATCAGATGTATATGTTATTACATCTCTAACACCCATTGGAAGATCATATAAATTTTGTCCTGCTGATAAAAGCATTGTAAAATAAACACTATCATTAGTAGATTGACCTGACGACCATTTTAACCATTTATCTTTGGCGTAATCAATAGCATCATAAATATGCTCCCATTCTAGTTCGACTTTTACTACTGGATAACCAAATCTTCTTAAAATTTTTTCTGCTAGTTCTCTTTTAGTAAGCATAATTATATATATCCTTTTATATTATTTATAAATAATTATAATAGTATAATTTACTTATTTACAAAAATATGTTATAATTTTCTATTATTATTTATAAGGAGTGTGAAAATGCCAGAATTAAATATGGATAATTTAGATGAAGAATTTAATTTGCCAGCTATTGATAGTAGAACGGGATTAGTTCAAAGAAAAGATGAGGATGATCCTGTTGAAATTATTAAAGATAATATTAATAGAGCAAATGAAATTCTTGATTTGGTGCAAGATCAAATGAGTAGGGGAAATATAACAGCTCGATTAGTTGAAGTAGCAAGTGATTTGATTAATGGAATCACTGCGGCTGCTAAAGAACTATCTAGTGATGCATTACAAAAAGAGGGTTTACAACTAAAAGATAAAATGGTAAAATTGAAAGAAAGAGAAGTTGTTGTAAAGGAGAAAAAAGTTGTTCGTAGAAGTAGTGGTGGTGTAACAAATCAAAATATTATTGTATCAAATAGAGAGGATTTAATGAAATTTATAAAAGGAGAGGAAAATCTTCCACAACTTGAAGAATAAAAATAGTTTACAATAAGTGAAGGATGATGTATAATATGAGAAAAATCATAGAGAAAGGAAAATCAATGAATAATCAAGACTTTCGTGATATTATTCTGAAGCAAAGAAAAGGGAAAAGTCCTATTAATTGGACTGGTTCGGTGTTGGACTATTTGAGCATTGTAAAGGAGCATCCTGAAGTTGCTCAATTTGCACCGGGTAGAATTTATAATATGATTATGAAACGTGGTACTACTGAATTACCACATAGTTATAAAATTCAAGGTTATGAAGACCTTGTAAAATATAACTTTTTTGATGGAAAAATTTTTGGTACTTTGGAACCTATTCATGATCTTATGAGATTTTTGAAGGCTGCATCTCATAAAACAGAAACAGGAAAAAGAGTATTGTTGATGGTTGGTCCTGTTAGTTCAGGTAAGTCAACTATCGCCGCACTTATTAAAAAGGGTTTGGAGTTGGATGAAACACCTGCTTATTGTATTGAAGGGTGTCCACTTCATGAAGAACCACTTCATCTTATTCCACCTGCAGATAGAGATTTTTGGGGTGAATCACTTGGTGTAAAAATTGATGGAGAAGTATGTCCAGTATGTCAACATATGATTGACACAAAATATACTGATGAAAATGGTCATGTTCGTTGGGAAGATGTTCCAGTGGAACAGTTTACTTTTTCTGAACAAAGACGTTCAGGTATTGGTACTTTTCAACCATCTGATCCGAAATCACAGGATATTACAGAACTTATTGGTCGTATTAATATGACCAAAGCCGCACGTTGGGGTGATACAGATCCAAGGGCTTATGAGTTCAATGGTGAACTTGAAGTTGCTAATCGTGGAGTTGTCGAATATATTGAAATTTTGAAAGCAGATGTAAAATTTCATTATGTTCTTCTTACAGCAACTCAAGAGCAAAGAATTAAAGCTCCGGGATTTCCACAAATTTATATTGACACTTTGATTCTTTCACATACTAATCAAACTGAATTTGATAATTTTAAATCAGATAAGAAAAATGAAGCACTTCATGATAGAATGTATCCAGTTGTTGTACCTTGGAATCTAAAAGTAGATGATGAAATTAAAATCTATGAAAAAATGATTGCTGAATCTGATTTTAAAAACTTTCATATTGCACCTTTTGCATTGAGGGCTGCTGCTCAGTTTGCTGTTCTTTCAAGACTTAAAAAATCTAGTAAAGTTTCTAATCTTGTTGAAAAAATGAAACTTTATAATGGTGAAGTTAGTAAAGAATTTAAGAAAACTGATATAGATGTAAAAGCACTTCGTGAAGAAGGTCGTAGGCTTGGTGAAGGAATGACAGGTATTTCACCAAGATTTATTATTGATGCACTTGATGTTGGTTTGGGAAGTAAAACTGATAAGAAATGTATCAATCCTATTGATGTAATTAGATGTCTTAGAAATAAATTTGCTCATCAAATGAGTATGGATGAAGATGAAGTAAAAACATTCATGAATCTTTTGATTGGTGATAAAGACTCTATTACTACGGAGTTCAAAGAATGGGCAAAGAAAGAAATTAATATGGCTTTCTTACATGCTTATGATGAACAAGCTAATGAACTTTTCAATAGGTATATGGTAAATGTAAAAGCCTATTGTAAAAATGAAAAGATTATGGATTCTATTACAGGTGAGTATTCAAGTCCTGATGAAAAACTTATGAGGTCTATTGAAGAAAAAATTGGTGTACCTGAAAATAGTAAAAAAGAGTTCCGTAATCAGATCTTTGTTTATAAAGCGGATGTTCAGGAAAGAGGAAAAGTATTTAGCTATATGGATTATGATCCTCTTAGAGATGCAATTCAAAAGAAGTTGATGGGGGATTTGAGAAATGTTGTTAGTTTGTCACTAGCAGATCCTACAAAAACTGATGCTAAATCAAAACGTTCCAGAAATAAAGCATTGAAACGTCTTATTGAAAGAGGTCATTGTGAGCATTGTGCTAATGTACTCTTGAAGGTAGTTGGTGAAATTCTTCGTAGAGAATAATTTTAAAAACTATTGAAAGTAAATAAAAAATACCCTTGTGATGTTTGAAGTCACAAGGGTATTTACATTTTGAAATATATATGTTATAATAAGAATAAAAAATTGAAAAGGAAATATAGGTTATGACTATTGTATATCATGACGACTGGGAAATTTCTGAAAAGGGAAAAAAAGATATTGAAAGGCATCAAAAGAAAGTAGAAGATGCTATCAAGAAAAGTGTTAAAGATGTAATTTCAGAAGAAAATATTATTACAAAGCGGGATGGAAAAAAGGTAAAAATTCCTATTCGTGGTATGAAAGACTATAAATTTCGTTATGGTGATCCAGGTCAAGGTGGTGGTGGAGCAGGTCAAGGTTCTGGGAAACCCGGTGATATTATTCATCAAAAAGAAGGAAAAGATGGTGATAAAGCAGGCCAAGATAAAGGTGAATATTATCTTGAAACAGAAGTTGATATTGACTATATTATCAAAATTATGTTTGAAGATCTTGGGTTGCCGTGGATAGAAGAAAAAACTAAAAAAGAAAAGGCGATACCAAAAGGTTGGAAGTTTGAAACTATTACTAAAACTGGTATAATGCCTATGATTCATAAAAAACGTACAATGATTGAAGCAATTAAAAGAAATGTTGCTTTTGCTTATGAAATTATGAGAGAAACTAAATGTTCTGAAGATGATGCTAATAGAGCACTTGTTCAGGCTGTTGGTGATATTAATGAAGCTATTGAAATTATCAATGAGGGAAGACTGGAATATACAGAAGATGTAAGTATTTTTATTAATGAAGATGATTTGAGATTTAAACAAGTAGAACAAGATGTTGAATTTCATTCTAATGCGGTTGTTATTGCAATGATGGATGTATCAGGATCAATGACTACTGATAAAAAATATCTTGCTAGATCAATGCTTTTTTGGATGGTTGAGTTTTTAAAGAAAGTATATGATAATGTTGAAATTTGTTTTATTAGACACACAACTGAAGCAGAAATAACTAATGAGGATAAATTTTTTAATGAGAGTTCATATGGTGGTACTATGTGTTACTCTGCATTTGAAAAAGCAAATTGGGTAATTGATACACATTATCCTGTAAGTGATTGGAATGTATATTGTGTTTATGTATCAGATGGTGAAGATTTTGATACTAATAAAACATTAAAAGAAATTGATAAAATGATTGATAGAAAAATCAATATGTTAGGATACACTCAAATCAATACAGGTGGTGAAAATACTTATTCCACTCTATTGAGGGATATTGTTACTAATAAAAGATGGAATTTTAAAGAAATAAAACAAGATGGTACGTTTTTCTTTAAAGATGAAAACCATCATTTTCTTGCTAGTTTGATTAGAAATAAAGATCATGTTTATCCAACTTTAAAACACTTTCTTTTTGAGAGGAAAAAATAATATGAATAAAACTGAGTTAAAAAGACTTATTAAAATTGAAGATGAAATCCATAAGATTGTTAAAGAGGAAATGGGTTTTGACTATTATGATATTGAATGGGATGTTATTCCTGACAGTAAAATGATGGAAATTATGGCGTATCGTGTTCCAACCAATATTTCTAATTGGAAGTATGGTAGGGATTATGAACGTCAAAAAACAATTTACGATAATATGGATGCTGGTCTTCCATATGAAGTTGTATTAAATACAGATCCAGTTAGATCATATTTAATGAAGTCAAATACTTTTGCTGTACAATGTTTAGTTATGGCTCATGTTTGTGGTCATGCTGCATTTTTCTATCATAATAAATTGTTTAAAAAGTCCCGTAGAGATATTATTGAAGTAATGTCTTCCGCTAATGAAAGATTTTCAAATTATGAAAAAATTTATGGAATTGATGAAGTTGAAAGAACAGAAGATGCTGCACATGCTATTCAATTTCATTCAAGTCCTTTTGATAATGAAACAGAAGAAGAAAAAATTGAAAGAATTTATAAACAAAATTTGAAAAAATCCGAACCTAAAATTCAATCTGAATTTAGTGATTTACTTAAAGAAAATAGTCAAAGAAAAGATATGGATGTTGCTTTGAGGAATCAACTATTTCTAAGATCTCTGAAATTAAAAAAACCAGTTGAACCGACAGAAGATATATTGAGATTTTTGATTGATAATTCTTTGGTTTTGGATGATTGGCAAAAAGATATTCTTGAAACTTTGAGAGAAGAAGGAAGGTATTATTGGCCATCAATTAAAACAAAATATGCAAATGAAGGATTTGCAACTTTTATTCATCAAAAAGTAATGAATGAGTTGTTTAAAAGAGGGTTTTTGAACAGTAGTGATCATGCTCAATTTAATTATGCAAATTCACTTGTAAAAGCCACAAATCCATATTCACTTAATCCATATCTTATTGGATGTAGTATTTGGGAAGATATTGAAGATAGATGGAATAAAGGAAAATTTGGTGAAGAGTGGAAAGAGTGTAATATTTCTGATGATTTAAAAAATTGGGATAAAAAAACTATGAAAGGTATGGAAAAAGTTAAAGAAGTTCTTCATACTCATAATGATTGGTTTTTTATTCAAGAATTTTTAACTGCAAAACTTGTAAAGGATTTGAATATTTATCTTTATGTAAAACAAAGTCCTATTCCAGAATGGGAAAGATGGGTTATTACTGATCATGAGGCTGAACAAGTAAGAGAAATTATTGTTAATTCTTTTGTTCATAGTCATATTCCAGCAATTGAAGTTGTAAGTGGTATTGATAGAAGCCAAATTACTTTAATTCATAGATGGGCTGGTGCAAATCTTGATCCAGAATATTGTAATGAAACATTGAAACATATTAGTTATTTATGGGGTGGAAAGTCTGTTTTAAGAACTAAAGTTGATGGAAAGGATAAAACATACTCAGTATTATATAAAAGTAGATAATTATTTTATAACATCTTTATAAATATAAACGAAGGAATAATGTTTATGTTTATAGAGGTGATTTCATGGCAATTAGATATGATGATTGGGTAAAAAGACCTAATGAAGAATTAGAGTACAATCCAGAACAAATTTTAGAGTTAAAAAAGTGTATAGAAGATCCATTTTATTTTTTGAAATATGTTAAAATAGTAAGTTTAGATAGAGGAGAGGTTCTTTTTGAACCTTATAAATATCAATTAGATTTACTTGAAAAATTTAGGAAACATAGATTTAATATAGCTTTATGTAGTAGACAATCAGGTAAAACAACAATTGTAAGTATATATGCACTTTGGTTTGCAATATTTCATAGTGATAAAACCATAGGTATTGTGTCCAATAAAGAATCAAGTGCAAAGATGATACTTGCAAGAGTAAAAAGAATGTATGAATCGTTGCCTGTATGGTTAAAGCCTGGTGTTACTGAATATGCTAAAACAGCCACTACATTTGATAATAATTCAAGAATGATTATTGCTGCTACTTCACCAGATGCTATGCGTGGTGAGGCAGTTAATTTATTAGTATGTGATGAATTTGCATTTGTTGATGGACACAAAGCTGAAGAGTTTTGGTCTGCTAACTATCCTACTATTTCATCATCTAAGCAGTCAAAAATTATTGTAATTAGTACACCAAATGGAATGTTCAATATTTTTCATAGATTATATACACAAGCAGAAAGAAATAAAAATTCATTTATTCATACAAAAATTTCATGGGAATCAGTACCTGGTCGTGATAAAGAGTGGGCACTTGAACAATTAAAGAACTTGGGTGAACAACAGTTTGCTCAAGAATTTGCTGTTGAGTTCTTAGGAAGTACAAATACTGTAATAAATACAGTAACTTTAGATACATTATTATCTAGTATAAAACAACCAAAAATTGTGGATTTAAATGATAAGTTAAAAATTTATGAAAAACCAAAAGAAGGTGCGCAATATGTAATAGGTGTTGATCCAGCAAAAGGTACTGGTGAAAATAATTCGGTTATGCAAGTATTAAGAATTGATTCTTTATCTCCTGTAAGAATGAAACAAGTATGTACATTTAGAGATAATAATACTGATGTTTATAATTTTTCAGAAATTTTAAATAGATTATCAAAATATTATAATAATTCATTATTAATGGTTGAAAATAATGGTGAAGGTAGTGCTGTAATAGAAAGAATTTGGTGGGAATATGAAAATGAAGGTCTTGTAAATACTGGTGCAAAAAGTATAAATCTTGGTATAAGAGCATCAAGAACTACAAAACCTAAAGCTATTCTTTTAATGAAAAAACTTATTGAAGATGGTAGTGTTGTATTATATGATTCTGATACTATTGAAGAATTAGCTTCATTTATTGAAGAAAATGGTAAGTTCTTTGGAAAAGATAAACCAGATGATTGTGTGAGTGCTTTATATTGGGCAATTTATGTACTAAATATGAATGTGTTTGATGAAACATTTACGTTTGTAGAAAAAGTAGAAAAAGATGATTGTTGGGGTATACTTTCTGATATTGAAGATTCTGTAGATAGTTGGGATTGGTCATGGTTAGATAGTAGTTCTTTAACTGATTAGAAAGGATATATAAATGAAAAAAAGTTTTGATAAAAATTTTGAAAGATATGCAATTACATTTTTTCTTATTTTTTTAATGGTTGGATCATATTTTCTTCGTAATTCTTTTGCATGGGAAAAATTAGATTATGTTACTTATTCTGGATATACTGGTGAAGAAGTAACAATAGGATGGATAAATCCTTGTACAGATCCAAATACTTGTACAATACCAGATGAGTATGAATTTGAATTTTATAATAAAGATATGAATGTTGTTTTAATAAAAGGAACAACAGCAGATACACAAGTAACAGTAATACTTACTCGAACAGGTCATTATATTCCAAAAGTAAGATCTAAAAAGAATGAATGTATTCATGAAGATCCAAATGATTTAAATTCACCAATGATTGCATGTTATAGTGATTGGGCGGAATCTGTTGATCCACAATATGCAATAGTAGATGATGTAAGTAGAGCTTGGTGGATATTTACTTGGGTAAGTCCACCGGGTGATATAGTAATAGGAAGTAAAATAAAATAAAGGAGAATTAATAAAATGGCAGTAAAACCAACATATTTAACATTTACTCCATCTGATTCACCGGATGTGGGTGGATATAACTTCTATTTAGAAGAATCACCAAATCCTATTGATGTGATATCTTCACAAAAATGGGACTTAGGTAATCCACCTGTTGGTGATGATGGAAAAATAAAGTATGATATTTCAACTTTGGATGGAATAACAACTAGAGATGGTATTTATAACATCGGTCTTTCAGCTTATGATGAAGTTGGAAATGAATCATCATTGATGTTAATTAATGATGTAGCTCTTGACTTCATTGCACCAAATCCACCATCGGATGGTGCTATCATAAGGGGGTAATTGGGCACTTGGAACTTGCTTATTTCTCCCTTCAAAATAGGAAGGCAAAAAAAGCTGTAAAAGCCGCCATTTCCAAGCTGAAGCCCTATTCGGCGGTATTATAAATTAAGCATAAAAAATGGGTACCATTTCTGGTACCCATTTTTATTTTAGGGATAAAGTATAACCTTATATTATGTTGGGATTGCTACAAGGTTTACTCTTTGATAATACTCTTTTGATCCAAATAGATGATCATGAATAGCATATCTACTCATAAGACCAATTGCTGAGTTGAAAGAGTCTTCAAATTGTGATCTAGCTGGTAGTAATTGAATATATGGT